CGAAATCTCACCGAGAATGGCCGACACGCCACAGGCGGTGGTTGATGCGTTTGCTAGGTTTGACGAGACGTGACATGGACGCCGGACTCGCAACCATCCTCGCCGCCGCCATCACCGGCGGACTTGCGCTGATTAGCCGTCTCGTCGTCAAGTTCCGCCAAGAAAACAGGGACGACCACGCCTACGTCCAGGGGTTGCTGACGATGCTGCATAAGGTCACGACCCGCATCGAGCGAAAGGTGGAGCGGGTTGACGAACGGCTGGACGACCACATAGAGTTCCACGCCGAGCGGCAGGGGGTACTTGACAATGTCCGACCAATTCACAAGAATGGAACTCAAGACGATCCGCAGATATCTTAGCCGCGTCTATCCGGGGGTGGGCGGCCAGGATGAATTGTGGGAGTTGATTGCGAAAATTGACGGATTGATTAGCAAGGGGAAACATGCAGGAAAAAAAAACATCGGGCGCGGACATCCTTCGTGAGGCATACGAACTAATCGTCGGACCTCGGCAAACAACGTATTCGCACCCGGCCGACGACTACGCCAGGACGGCCGACATTTTCGGCGCAATGACCGGCCACCACCTAACCCTCGAGGAGGCGGTCCTGTTCATGATCGCCGTAAAACTCTCGCGCCTGTTGAACGAGATACGCACCGATCAATGGGTGCCCGACAACACCAGGGATTTGCTCGGGTATGTTGGGTGTTTGCACATGATTCGCACCGAGGGTCGACATGGGATTTCTTGACGACGCCCGCGCCCACGAAAAACGGGCATGGCCAAACAAGATCGACCAAATCAGGGCGGCGCTGTCCGAAGAGGAGTTCGGGGAGTTCGTGGCGGCGATGCTCGACCTGACGATCAGTCAACGGGCGATCACGATGGCGTTGAAGAAACGCGGGATCCACATGGGGCAGGGCACGATCTCCTACCACCGCCGCAACATGCTAGAGAAACACAACGACCAATGACCATCGGCGGCGAAATGCGCAACGAGCAGGAGATCATCGACCTCAAACGCGCGCTGGAAAATGCGCAGCGTGCAGCGGCCCGCGCCAAAAGCAAAAGTGCCGATCTCGTGGAGGCCGTCTACCGGGCGGCCAAAGACGCGTCACTGGTTCAGCCACGCGTCAAAATTTCGGCACCCAAACCAACCAAGTCCAGGAAAGCAGAGGTGGTGGTGGTGCATCTCACCGACTGGCAGGCGGGCAAGGTGTCGGTGTCGTACAACCTACAGGTACTACGCAAGCGGATCGAGCAAATGTGCGACAAGGTGGTGGCATTGACCGAGATACAGCGCGCGCACCACCCGGTCAACGACTGCGTGCTGGTGCTGGGCGGGGATATGGTCGAGGGGTTGACGGTGTTCCCGGGGCAACAGTACGAAGTGGAGGCGCACCTGTTCGAACAGATGTTCACCGTCGCCAACATCATCGAGTCGGTGGTGCATCGGCTGGCCGCCAACTTCACCAACCTGCGGGTGGTCTGCGAGTACGGCAACCACGGACGCATCGGGCGCAAGGGCGACATGCCGGGGGCCGACAACATAGACCGTATGGCGTACCAGATCGCCTCGGACCGCTGCAGCCACCTGAAGCACGTGACGTGGCAGCAATCGGCGGACTGGTACCAGATTGCCACCATCGGTGCCTACAAGCTCCTGGTGGTGCACGGGGACGAGATTCCCAGTTTCGGTGGGCAGACCCCCGCCTACTCGATCCTGCGCAAGTGCAACGCCTGGGCCACGTTCATGGACTTTGACGACGCCGTGATGGGCCATTTCCATACCCCGATCAGCCTGACGATGGCGAACGGCGGACGGATCTGGGTGACGGGATCGCCGGAATCGGACAACCAGTACGCCAAAAGCTTCGTGGCGACGGTCAGCAAACCGAGTCAACGGCTAATGTTCGTTGACCCAGTCAAGGGAAGGGTAACCTGCGAATATGTTTGCTGGCTTGACTAAATGTCCATGGTCCATGGTCGCCGTCCACTGGATCGATGCGTACGATTCGGAGAATGGCTGGATAGAAACCAAGACCTACAAGCCCAAGCCGCAGCACGTCATCTCGGTGGGCTGGCTGTGGCCCGACCTGCTGGAGGGCTACGTCTCAATAACCGGTTCGTATTGCCCGAACGACGAGCCGGAAATGGAAACCGTCGGGATGATTACGCACATTCCGGTGGGGATGGTGCGGCGGGTTGTGATTCTCAACACGACGCCGCTAGAATGACAGTACAACACCGACAACCCAAAATGGAGGAGTGATGCAGTTGACTCACTATACGATTGACAAGCCGGTGCACGGCGGCAGCGAGTGGCTGGCGGTTCGCTGGCGCGACGAAAACGGATTGGCCCGCATCTCGGCGTCGAACGCGGCGGCAGTACACGGAGAACACCCGTACCTTTCGCCGGCCCAGTTGGCCGTCGAGTTGTTGAAAGAGGAACCGCCGCAGCCGCAGGAGCAGAACGCGGCGATGCGGCGCGGCAACACGTTGGAGGGCCCGATCCGCGACTGGGCTGCGCAGCTGCTCGGCTTTCCTCTTACTACGCCGTGCATCATGTACGCGTACGAGGAGGACGGGGTCCGGTTGATCGCCACCATCGACGCGGTCAGCGAGGCCGGCGGTGTCTACGAAATCAAAACAAAGAGGGGTCGCTGGAGCGGCGAGCTTCCGCGCATGTGGTATTGGCAGGGCGTACAACAGGCGGTCTGTGCCAACGTGGACGGCGTCACCTGGGTCATCTTCGATAGCGACCTGGACATTCAGTTCCACGAGCAGAAGGTGACCTCGGACGAGAAGCGCGCACACATCGAGGCGTGTCGCCAATACCTCGCGGCAATAGACATGGGCATGGTTCCGGACGGCATCGTCATGACGTACGACGACGTCAACGACATGCACCCAAGGGGCAACGGCACGGCGGTGGAACTGACGGAGGAGTGCGCCCGACTGCTCACCGATTACCGGGAGCGGCAGTCGTTGGTCGAGTTGCACGAGAACACCATGGCGGTAATCAAGGCCGACCTGTGCAAGTTGCTTGGCGACTCGGAGTTCGGTACGCTGGGCGGAGAGGTCGTCGTCACGTGGAAGACAGCCACGCGCAAGACCCTCGACGGCAAGAGGTTCGAAGCGGAGCACCCTGCTCTCGCTGCGAAATACAAGAAACAATCCACATACCGCACGTTCCGTGTGGTCGACAACCAAGGAGACGAACAATGAAATTCAACCTGGACAACTACGAGACGGTCGAAAGCCGTATCGCCCGCTTTTGGGCGAAGTACCCGAACGGGCGTATCGAAACGAGCGTCTACTACTACGACGAGAACCGTGTCGTGTTCCGTGCCGCCCTCTACGACGACGGGCAGGACCCGAACCCGAAGGCCACCGGTTACGCCGAAGAAGTGCGTGACGCGTCACCAGTGAACCGCACCTCGCACGTGGAGAACGCCGAGACTTCCGCTATCGGGCGAGCGTTGGCGAACTTCGAGTTCCAATCCAAGACCCAGCCCCGCCCCAGCCGGGAGGAGATGGAGAAGGTGCAGCGCATGACCGAGCCGCAGGAATCCGCGAAGCAGTCCAGCGACGCGGACCTCGTCACCAAGTTCCGCCAGGCGTGCGCGAAGGCCGGGCTTGATCCACAGGAAGTGGCCAAGGAGGCGGGCACCGACCTGAACAACCTGACCAACGACTCGATGCCCAAGCTGCGTGACGCATTCAAAAGAATGCAGCAACCCAAGACCGTAACCATGGAGAACTTGCAGAGCACCGTGCAACAGGTGTTCGACACCAAGGGCCCCGAGTACAGGCAGATCAAGAACCCGGACGCGCCGGCGACCGGCCCACAAAAGGGGAAGCTGCGTGCGTTGCTCAACGGGGCCGGCAAGCATGGCCCGGCTGCACATGCCGACATGGTGGCCGAGATCATCAACAAACCGGTGACGTCGCTCGACCAACTAACCAAGTCGGAGGCCGACCGGGCGATCAAGGTGCTTGATGAACGCGCATCCCGGTGAGCGCAAGGGCTATTGCCAGGGTGATTATGACAGATGCACCCATGAGTCCTGCCCTCTGTACGGCACTCTGGGACGACCGGACAGGAAAGGTCAGCGTCACGTACGGGGCTGTGGCGATCCAGCCGCACGGGGCAAACGGAATCGCAGGAAGGGGGATGCGAAGGCTCGTCGTGTCCGTAGGAAACTGGGGCTGGGTGGTTACCTTACCCGTCACGAGGAGAATTTTGGTGGTTTGGTTCGTTGCGAGATCAAGAGCGGCCTACAGGTCGGTCCGATTGCTACCCGTTTCCAAGCGGCAAAGGCCCAGTCTGATGCGGCGAAGGCGTTGGGCGACATTCGCCCGTTCGTAATGGTGGCGATGCCGGACGGGACGGCGAAGGGGATCGTGCTGATAGACTTGGACGAGTTCTCGGAAATCATTGGTCTCATCACGGGGGAGGAAGGATAGTGGATTGCATTCCAAGACTGCTGACCGTCGCGTCAGCAGCGTTGTTGGCATTGGGTTTCGGGACTGCCGCTAATCAAGGTAGCCAGCATCATCCCGGCCTTTCGGACCCAACGTCAACGACGGCGGTGGTGGGGGCGGTTTCCTCCTTCCCCCCCGCCACCGCTCCAATCGCCGCCCCCACCACCACGACCGCCAACGACGCACTGGTTCCGCCCACGGCTCGGTGTGGTCAATGGTGGGGGTTGGCATTGGATGTTGGTTGGCATGTTGACAGCATGCTGGAGTTGGACTACATCATGTGGCGCGAGTCCCGGTGCGACCCGACCCAGCACAACACCACCCGCAACGAGGATGGTTCGACCGATATCGGGCTGATGCAGATCAACGATTGGTCGTGGTGCCTGCCGACCCGCTGGTACCCCGGGGGATACTTGCAAACAATCGGCGTATTGACTACGGTTGGGTGCAGCGAGTTGTTTGATCCGGCAACCAATTTGAGGGCGGCAAAGGCCATACATGAGTACCACCAGCGGCAAGGGCAAGAAGGCTTCGAGGCCTGGGAAATATAGTTACATGGACCTCCTGAGCGAATGGCAGCTGAAGAACCGGGACTTCGGGTGGATGGAGTTCGCCGCGTGCAAGGGTGCGGACCCGGAGCTGTTCTTTGCGGAGAAGAACTACCGCGCGTCCACGGCCAAGGCCCGGGAATACTGCAGGAATTGTATAGTGTACAAGGACTGCCTCAAGTTCGCGGTCGACAACAAGATCACGCACGGCATCTGGGGTGGCCTCAACCCCGGGCAGCGGAAAAGGCGTCGGACGGTTTAGAATGCAAATGGAAAACGACAACATCTTCTACGAACAGTGGCTCAACGATCTTCAAATCACGGTGGACTCGCTACGCGAGCAGCGCGACGAAGACCGCAAGCGGATAGCGGAATTACAGGAACAGGTTGCCATGTACCGCAGCATGGTTGACCGCCTCAAACAGGCAATCGACAAGGGAGAATACCTATGAGCGAGGGTACGTGGTACAAACTGAGGTCGGGCCGGTGGGGCGTGAAGATCCGCAGCACCGGTCGGATCGGCGACGGGGTGGAGGTCACCAACAAGAAGGGCCACACCAAGACGGTGTGGCTGACCAATCGCGCAGCCAAGTTCGACGACGCCGAACTGTGGGAGGTGACCGACGAGCAACCCGGCGCCGATTTTGAGGAAGAACCCGAACCGTTCTGAGGTACGGGTGCGACCACTGCGGCACGGTGGAGCGCGCACTGAGGAAGTGGGGGCCCGGGGAAATCGCCGACTGCGATTGTGCCTGCCACCTGTACCGCACGGGTAGGCTGACCAGCCAGGAAAAAAATTGGAGGAAAAAAAAGAAATGAATCCACCGAGGATCAAGTGTCTGACCTGCGGCGCCGTCGTGGTCCACGACAGGCGCAGCGTGGCCGGCTGCAACTGCGACCCCGACGCACCGACATGGGTGTACATCCAGCCGGACGGCGAACCACGGGCCCTGGGCCGGGGGAAATGGGAGGAGTATCATGTTGCGTGAGCGATATGTCTGCCCTCGTTGCGCGAATAGCGTCACACTTCACGTCAAAACGCCGTATGCGCCAGTGTGCACGCGTCATTCATCCAAGCCTCAGCCCATGCACAAACAAGGAGTCAACGATGGACAACCCGTCATTCACCGAGCATGACGTAGAACTCTGCGAGGAAATGCTGACCGAACTCACCTACCTGGCCCTCACCTCCAGCGACCGGCTGCGCCCGATGTGGATCTCGCTGGCCGATGGCGTGGCGATGATGGTGTCGCCGGACGCACTGGAACGCAGCAAGGACTACGCGCTGTACCGCCACCGGCAGAACCACAAGTAACCGCTACCGCCACCAGCGCTACCGCCACCAGCGCTACCGCCACCAGCGCTGGGCGCGCGCGCCCGCCCGCCCGCGCGCCTGTTGTCGCCGCCGACTTGACTCGCCCCCTACAATGGTGGTGGCGACGCGACCCGCTTCGCCGAGACAACCAAGGAGGCGCCATGAAGCGCAAACCTACCCCATCCACCCCCAAGCGCATGACGCTTGTACAAGCCATGAAAGCAGCCGGTCAACGCAAGAAGCGCAATCCCAAGCGCATGACCGTGAAGCGACGCATCATCGACGCAGTGGGCAAGGACTTGCCCTTGCTCATCGAGTTGATGACGGACAAGGACACCAGTGGCGCATACATCCACAGGGTGCTGAACCACATGGGCATCCGCTGCTCATACCCGTATGTTCAGCAGGTTCTCCGTGAGGAGTTCGCTGCCGAGTACGGCTGGTTCCAAGACATCGTGGGGTGCGAATACCCAGAACCACGACCCATTGTCCACCACATCCCACGGTCAGCGTTCACAGCAATGAAGCCTGCGGTGGATGCCGAACTAGAACCGACAGAGCGCTAAACCCAGACCCCTCCCCCTGCTGGGTAGAGCAACAGGCAGTCATGCGCCTGATACCACCGTCTGCTGGCAGACCAGCGGCTCAAGCATGGCTAGTCTGCCACCCAACAACCCATCAACCAAGGAGATGCCATGACCAACGAAGAAGCAATACTCAGGGAAGCAGACGCCATACTGGCTGCCGCCCACAAGGAAGAAGCAAGGCAGGTAGACGAGAGCGTCAAGGATGCTCTCGTGCGTGCCGAACAAGCGGCATGGGAAAGCAAGCCGCTGACCGAGGATACCTACGATGTGTGGGCATTCACCAAGAAGTACAGCGGTACGCCCGAGGGGCTCAGGGAGTTCCGTAAACATGCCGAAGCAAACAACCCAACAGTCGTATCCGTCGAGGGTTCGGCGTGGCATGGTGGCACGGCGAATGCGTGTATCCAAATGGAACACCTGCTCACAGCCGTTCCCGACGAGACACCCGAGACGGTCAAGGCTGTGTTGTTCGCCCCTGCCTTCGTAATCAAACTCCATACGACCGACCACTTCGACGGTGCGCCCCTTGAGGGCTTGTTCGCCAGGTCGCAAGCGTGGGCTAGTCAGCAACTGGACAAGCGCCCCAGCGACGCCGATGACCGCCAAGATGTGGTCGTGTGTGTCGGCATACTCCGTGACACCATGATGAAGTTCACCCGTGACGCCAAGACTGGCGAGCCGTTTGGGGCTGGTAAGCCCGAGTTCGTCAAGGTCGTACGGCACGATGGCACCAACCATGATGAGGTCAAGGAATGTTTCCATGACCTCGGAGAAACGCATGGCGACCTAGCGCAGGGATTGTACGGCGCGGTTTACATGCCCAAGGCAATGCGTGGCGAAGACCCAGAACTATGGGATGCCATGGTCACAGATTTCTTGGCTCAGGAAGCCAAGGAAGACAACAACCCAAACGAACAAGGAGACAAATCATGACAACATCAACCCCAAAGAAGCCTGACCAGCGGGTCTTGACCGACTGGGAAAGGGCGGCATTCGCACTTGAGCACGGCAACCGTGTGCTCTTGTACGGCTTGCCCGGCACTGGCAAGACATACTTCGGCTTGACCAATGCGCTTGGCGGGCGCATGGCGTACAGGCTCATCTGTACCGAGGAGATGACAGACGCAGACCTCATCGGCTGCTACAAGCAGAACTCCAAAGGTACTTGGTCGTTCGCCGAGGGCGTAGGCATCAAGGCATGGCGCGAAGGCGCCCGTCTCGTGGTGGATGAAATCAACCGCATGAACGGCGATGTCGAAAGCCGCATGATGGCTCTGATAGACAGCGTCGCGTCAAGCAGTTGGCAACACCCAGACACGGGCGAAGTCGTCAAGCCACACAAGGACTTCAGCGTCGTGGCAACCATGAACGGCGAGCCAGAGGACTTGGCACCTGCCATCCTTGACCGCCTGATTGTCAGGTGTGCCGTGAACACCCCGAACCCTGCTGCGCTTGCGGCATTGCCTGAGTACCTGCGTGGCTTGGCGACCAAGATGACCATGCCATCCAGTTCCAACCGCAAGTCGCTTCGTGCGTTCGTGGAGTTCCACGCCATGTACCGAGCGTCAAACAACTTGACGCTCAGCGCACAGGTCGTGTTCCCAGACGAGTGGAAGGCTATGTCCGAAGTCTTGTTGGTCGAAGCAAGCAAGGCGGTTGCGAAACCATGACTACACCCGACCCATTCATGGGCGACGCATTGACGCGACGACCCGTAGCCAAGCACACCAAGTTCAGGTCACACGGCGTGACGGCATCAACCCTTGATGCCGTGCGCGTCGATGTGTCCAGCACCAAGAACCTTGGCTCATTCACCAGCACCACCTTGCCCGGCACGGAGTTCGAGCGCATGCGTCGCTACGCACTCGTGCTGACGAAGTGGTCATACCCCAACATCGACCAGACAGCCAAGGCTTGGGACATTGACCCGTGCTTCGTGGAGATGGCGAACAGGATTGTGGCGAACAGGCAGTTCGCCGAGACATTCCATGACGACCCATCCATTGACACCATCTACACCAAGCCCTATGTGTCGGCATTGACTTCTGGCAATGTCACGCCAGAGTTGGTGAGCGCCGCCATGTCGCTTGTCGGCACGACAGCCTTCGACCAAATCGTGGAGGGTCTGAGCATCAGGGATACCGAAGTGGCTAATGTGCTCAGAGACCATGCCTACCAAATCGTGGAGGTGGTGAACTACCAGAACGACATGGCTAATGGTCTACATCGGAGCAGCGCAAGGGCGCGCAGGCTTGCGAGGGACTACTACCAGAGGATTGCCCGTCTGGGTCAAGACGCCCAGCGCGACGCAGAGAAGGCTCGCGAGGAGCGTGAGGCAAGGAAAGCAAAGCGCAAGGCGGGCAACGCGACCAAGCCCCGACCCCAGACCACCATAGACGGGGCTGAGAAAGTGCG